TTCTCTTGATAATTCTTTATATTAAACTCTAATTCCTCTCGCTGATTTCTTGCTAATATCTCATTATTCGTAGCTGTTTTAAGAAGTTCTATTAAACTATCTAAAGCTTTTATCCACGCTTTTTTATCCATTTAAAGTTTATCAATAGCTTCTTCCAGGTTAGTTCCTTTAAAGAAATCCTTTGCTCCTTTCTTTTTCTTATCACTTTCTGATAATTCCCTATCTGGTTGTCCAGCTTCTGTTCTTCCACCTAAAGAGTCTCTTACCATTAAAGCTTCTCTCATCTTTAAGTTTTCTCTTTCTGTTCGGAGTGCTTTTTCAAGCCTTTCTGCTGCAAGGTCTGCTCTGCTAATAAGTGTAGTTGTCGGTAACTTACTCCCATCATCTTCTGTCTTAACTGGTTTCTCTGGTTCTTCTTGCGCTGTTTCTTTGATTTTTTCATCCATTGTCAATTGCCCCCTTTCAGTGGTTTAATTATTTTAGTTTTACTTGTGGTAGTTGGATGCCTACAATTAAAGCTATAAGACTAAAAATTATAGTCCTCATAGTGCCATTAAGTCCATGTGAAATAGCCATTAACTCTATTGCTGTTAGGCACACTATAGCTGTTCCTGCGACTTTCCAATCCACTTTTGGTTTTTTAGTTGTCATTATAATAGTAACCATCCGAAGTTTAATGATGATTTCCCTGCATTCCAATTATTAATAACTGCTGTATCTTCTGGTGTCCATGCTTCATTAGTATTTTCTTCTTTAATCTTTTTCCAATATTCCTCATCAGCAGCTCTTTCTTCTGCTTTTCTTAAAGCGTTTTCTTCTGTTATCTTTCTCCAATAAGCATCATCATCTGCTCTTTCTTCTTCCTTATTTTCTTTTCTTGTTTCTTCAATTTTATCCCAATTAGCTTGATTTTCTTCTTGTTGTTCCTTATAATATTCTTCATCTGCTTTTCTTTCTTCTGCTTTTCTTAAAGCGTTTTCTTCTTGAACATTTTCCCAATATGCTTCGTCTTCTGCTCTTTTGTTTTCTACATCTTCTAATTTTTTAGTAACAGACCTCACAATAGATTTAGCACTTTCTTGAGCAGCAGCTATATTTTTTTTAACACTATTTAATACATTAAGAAAAGGGATTTTAGTTAGAATAGTATCCCATACACTGGGGTTTGTCATTTCTTCCAGATATTCTTGTAATCTTGCTACTTCTTCTGCATCTCCTGCATTTGCTGCTTGAAACATTGCTATTCCTATTTTATCTGTAGCTTCTGCCAATTCAAATTTTGCAAAAGGATATGTGCCAACTACAGTTGCTACGAAGGCAGCTACCCCTACAGCCATTCCTGCCTTTGTCAATAAAGAAGTTGTTAAAGCTATTGTCTTTGGATTTGTAAGTATTGCAACTCCTGCTGTTGTTGCTGTAGTTCCGATAATTGCTCCTGTTTGTCCAATTACCATTGTTGTTGCTGCAGTTGTGGTTGGAGCGATACTTGCTCCTAAAGTTGCTACAGCTCCTAAAGTTGCTACTAAAAAAACAGTTGTTTTCCAATCTGTAGATGCTCTTATAGCAGCTCCTATAATATTATCTTGTTCTCTTAGTGCAGAAATTCCTGTGGCTTCTGTGATTGATGCTGGCTCTCCTGCTTGTTTTTCTTCTCCAACATTCATACCACTTAAATCTATAACTTCATTGTTAGAGGGAGATGCATTTCTATAAACTTCTGCTTCTGTTTTAATACCCTCTTTTGTTGTCATTAGTAATTCTTCTTTAGGTTTTTCTTTTGCTAATTCTTTTTGAATATTTCCTGTTGGAATTATATCAGTCATTTTTGGTGGAGAATAACTACGCGAACTTCTACCAGATGATGGAGAACTCCTTGAAGATTTAGTAGTTGGAGCCGGAGTTTTAGCTGCTTTAACTTGGCTTGGAGTGCTTCCCCCAGGTAAATAACCACCTAATTTTTTATCTGCTTTCTTATAAGTTTTCTTTACACGAATTACTATATTTTTTAACCATCCCATTATTGCCCACTCCCTGCTGTTGTTTCATTTGGTTGAGCTGCTCCTGAAGTAGCATCTTTTTTATTATCACTTAATAATTCGTTTTCAAGACTTGCTGGAAACTCTAATTCTATAAGAAGATTTAATTGAGCCAATACTTGTTCTTCAATAAAAAGCTGTTCTTCTTCTATTGTTTGCTGAAAAGCTAAGTAAGCTATCTTTACTGCAGCTTCTGTATAACCACCAGCTCCACCAACGATAATCTTAGGAACTTGAGCAGCTTCATAGAATTTTGCATCTAAACTATCTATCCATGTTATAGGGTTCATTATTGCATTAGCAGCAGTAGAAACCATTTCTGGCACAACAACATCTTTAGGAATATACATATTTTCTCCATCTTTTCTTGCATTATCAAATTTTGTTTTGAAAGCATTTATCTTTGTAGTGTCATCAGTATCTAAATGGAAAATCCATAGAGGAGCTACATTTCTATGAAGAACTTTTTTATAATCTGCCATAGCTTCATTCTTCATTAATATAATTTCTATTAATTTTTCTATCATAGATTGCCCATGAACTTCGTCTGCTACTCTATTTCTTGGGAGATAAAATATTTCCTCGGGTTTAAAAGTTTTAGGTTTCTTTCCCTCAACTTTAGAAACTTGCTCAAATCTTATTAGCATTCCCTGTTTATTACTTATATGCTTCATTACTGAGGGGTCTAAAGGTTTAAGATTAATAAGATTGTCTTCCTTATCTCTTATAATTTCGCAGTAACTATCTCCACCAATATTATAAGTTATAATCATATTTTCAAGAATTGTATTAAAAGTATCAAATCCGTTTCCTTTGATTGTATCTAAAAGCATTGTTGTAATTTCATCTGCTTTAATTCCTTTTCCTACAGTCCATGTTGCTTTTGCATCTATTACAGAAAGTTCTGGGATTTTCTTATAATATCCAAACCATTCATTGAAGTGAGTATTCATCCATTCAAATTCTTTTTGTCCTGTTGGAGCATCTGTTGATACACTATCTACTGAATAATCTGTCATAGTGTTTGTCAAATCACTTGCGACTGCTGAACTTATATCTGTTGTTGGCATTTTATATTATTATGTTTAAATCATCAAGAGCTAAGTTTGTTGTTCCACTTGCTCCGTTTGGATGAGTATTTGTTCCAGCATCATTGATTGCTCCAACATGGTTTGTTCCAACACACTGATTTCCAATAATTATATTTTTGTCACAGGTGTTGTTTGATATATTAATTTCATATCTATCATTATCTTGGCATCTATTATTTGAGATTACATTTTCATCTGAGGCAGATAAAGAAATTCCATCATAAGTTGCAGTATTCAAATTATCATTATCTCTTAAAATATTTCCATTAATTATGCTTCTATTTCCTGCAGATAAAGAAATTCCGTGTTTATCGCAACTCATTATTACCGAGTTTGAAATTATGCAGTTATAACATCCACTCAAATAAATTCCTTCGTCATCGCAACCATGAATTAAACAATTATTCACAAATGCGTTTGCTGAGCCAACAAGATAAATTCCCCTTCCTGCTCCTGTATAAATTGAGCAATCTCGTATTCTTATATTATCACTATTTATTGTAATGCCATCACTTCCTGTTGTATCAATTCTTACTCCTTCAATAGAAGTTGCCACTGATGTAAAAATAGAAATTCCAATATTGCTCGCTTTTGTTCTATCTCCTGTGAGCCTTACATTTCTCACACCACAATCTGCCTTAGTAATATTAATCATAGTGACATTATTTACTGTTTGAATGTTGGTTGCATATCCTGCACCTTCAATTCTTGTATTTGCTATGTTCAATTTTATTCCTGTTGTGATGATATATGTCCCCTCTTTAATATAAACAACTCCCCCTGTGCTTGGCAATAAATCAATTCCGTCTTGAATAGAAGTTGCATCTCCTGTTCCGTCTAAAGCAACTATAACTGTTCCTGCTCCTCTTCGGACATTTCCTAAACCTTGGTCAAATTTTTCTGAATGGTCAAAAAGATTTCCACCTGTTTGTAAATTTAAAACCATTCTCTTGGCCTCGCTTCCCATGCTACAGAATATCCTGCATCCATACTTGCACTTCCTAAATTTATTCCCATGAACATAATTTTCGCTAATAATCTTCCCCACTTTTCTACTCTTGATTTTGTTAAAACTACATCTACATACTTTCCCATAATTTGCTCACTTAACCAATGCTGACTTGCCAAGCCCCCTTCTTCATCTAATTCAGGAGCTGCTATTTTTGCCATTCTTATTGGAAAACTAAAATCTCTAAAATCTGCAGTAACTCTTATTGTATCTCCATCAGTAACCTTTACAACTTTTCCTGTGAAATTTTCTATAATTTGTTTGTGAGGACTATCAAAATAATAGAATTGCATTTGGTTATTTGTCAATTCTGGAAATCTTTTAAAATCATGCGGCATTTATAAAGCCCTGAACTTTCTTATCTCTTAGGATGGAAAGTCCTCTTAACATACTATCTCTTAAAACATTAATAATATCTTCTGCTTCAACTCTTGAAGTGTAACCTGCCATGTTATAACATATTGCTTGAATTGCTGCAAAAGAAGAAGCAACATCACTTAAAAGTCCTAAAACATCTGCATTCATGCCAACAGTTACAGCGTCAGAATAATTATATCTACAAACGCAGTTTATCATACTCTCTCCCTGCAGATTAGCAGCAGTCATTTCTGTTGTTGCAAAAGCTGCATCTTTTCCAGCTCCTGCCTTTTGAACTATCTCTGCTTCTGTTGTCATGATGTATGCCATTTTATTTTTAATATATATAGATATTTAAAGTTTTGTCTTTTAGACAATGTGCTGCTCTTTTGATTGCTTCAAAAATATGAGAGTAATTTCCATATATTTTTAACTTTCCATCTCCATAATCGTATTGCATAGAGCGAAGTGATTGCTTAACTCTTGCGTCGTCAAATAATTTAATTTTTCCTCTTTCCATTAAAGTTTTTAAATTTATTGACATATCAACTCCCAATAAAGTTTTCTTTTTAATTTTTGTTTTGCCTTTATTAATAGTTCTTTCAATTTCTCTTGAGGCATTATTTAATCCTACAACTTTTCTTTTTGTTTGTGGGTCTTCGTAAAGAATATCATAAACTCCAACTCCCAAACCCCCATCGTCCATATAGATTTTTTTATGATTAATTTGTTTGTCTTTATGAATTATTAATCTTGCTGTGTCTGTTAGTGGCTGTGGTTCTGGGATTGTTAAATCAAATTGGTATAAATTTTCCCTATTAATTCTATCTAAAGAAACCATTGGGCATTCATCTCCCCCCATTCTTGCTACATCTATTCCTTGAAATTTGTCTCCTGTTGGGGTATGGCTTTCTAAAGTGCAAATAATATTTATTAATTCATCTGAAAGAAATCTTTGTATTCCCCCAACAAATTGCCCCATGTGTTCTTGCTGATATTGCAATGTTGTCATTCTTTCCTTTTCGTCTTTTCTAAAATTAATTAGATTTGTTTTTTGAGGGTCTGCTCTACCTTCAATGACTTCTTTTGGATTTACATGAATAGAAGTGAATAAATCGCTATGAAACATTCTATAAAAATATCCTGTTGTTCCGAAAGGAGTGCTTAATAATATTATATCTCCCCCTGTAGTAGCTAACATAGGAGTGACTGCTGCCCAAACTGCTTCTTTAATAAATGCAGCTTCATCAGCATAAAGTCGGTCTATTGTATAACCCCTTATTCCATATCCACTTTCTCCTGTAGGCAGACATCTTATTCTTGTTCCATTCTTTAACTTTAATTCGTGCTTTGTTGGTCTGTCTTTTCCTGTAAGAATTGCAGATTTTTCTTTAAAATGGATATAATTTAAAACCTTTTCAAATAAAAGTAATGCTTGTCTTTCTACAGAAGCGATTATCATTATTGATTTTTTACGATTATTTAGAGCATAATCTCCTGCATCTTTAGAAATAATTGTGGATTTCCCCATTTGTCTCGGAGAACAGATGCACATATTGCCTTTTGTTTCTAAAACTTGTCTTTGCCACTTGTCTAAGTTCATCTTACTTCAAACTTAACCAGAAATTCGTCATTAAGCCACCCCCACTGCTTTAAAAGTGATTTTGTGCCCTTATAGTCGTCTGGTTTCGCTTGTATAAATAAAATTTGCTTCTTTTCTTTGTGAATTGCAAAAACATCTATTGGAGAATGTGAGCCAGCAGTTCTGTGAGCAATAATATAACCTTCATCTTTTAGAGCTTTCATTATAGCATATTCTTTTCTTCTTCCTTTTACATAATTTTTATTCGGCATTT